ATCGCAATCAGCAGCAAACTTATCGTGATCAAATCCTTTGTGCATTGATCCTTTGCGCCCATAGAGATTATCCTTAATATCATAAGGAGGATCGAGATACACAAAAGCAGTAGTGTCTCCATCCAAAAGATAATCGTATGAATAGTTAGTTATACGCCACTTCTCAATTAGTTTAGAATACGCAGGCAATTTTTCGATCCCACGCATAGAGAAGTTGGAATTCGATGCCTGTGCTGAAAATGATGAACTCTCTGTAAGACCAGAGAAACTGCACTTATTGACAACATAGAAATCCACAGCACGATCAAGACTGGGCAAATCTTTGTCATTTACTTGCTCCTTTGCTTTAAGAAAAAGTTCTTTTGCCAGGATTGGAGTATTGTTTGTCGTCTTAAGATCTACTAGTTTATCTTTAAGGTCAGTACCAAACATCTGGAGTTGCTGCCAGAAGTTTACAAGTGGTTCGTAAAGATCATTCACCCAAATATCTAGGTTGGGATATTTCTTGGTGATATAAATCGCAACACTTCCACCACCAAGAAACGGTTCTCGGAATTCATCATAATTGCGGAGATCTGGAAAATATGGTCCCATCTTTTCGCAAGCGCGGGACTTACCGCCCGGATATCGTAATGGTGTTTTCAAAGATTTCATTTTATACTATCAATAAAATTGTTAACAAAAATTTCCTTTTCTTCAAAATAATCCCGATTAATACGTTCTCCACCATCTAGAAAAAAATGTTCTGGTTGTGGATTACAAGAAGCAGTAATGTTGCTTCCCTTCTTTGAAGCTCTCTTAATATTATACAACATACTACCTGGAACACAACATGCTCTAAGTAATTTAGGGTCTGTAAAAATATAGTAATCAGCAGGAATAAAATTACTTACATCAGCATTACCCCACCCATTCATAACAATTGCATTTCTCACAGAACGTTTTGCCTTATTATCAAAAGTAATTTTTTTACTTTCGTAAGTAACACCATGCAAATCAACTAAATCAACACCTGTGCTATTTTGTCTGATTAGCAAACCATTGCTACATTTTTCATAAATCTTTTCTACCATTCTACCAACATCAAAGTATTGAATATTTTCAGTTGGAGTAGAAACTGTAGAAAGGATTTTAGCAATCCGAGGCAAATCAATCTGAGAAAAATCAATCATTGTTTTCATAATCTTTGGGATGATACTTCAAATACTCAAAAAAAGTGAGTTTCATTTCTTTCTGGGTCATACCACAATGCTTTGCGGCAGCAGGAAGAGTCATTTTTGCACGAAAGAGACCTTCATTCGCCTCTCTCACATTCTCAGGAGTTGTCTTTACTGGATGTTCGACAAGATTTGCTTTATTGATTTTTAGTAGTCCCATCGTAGATACACCTTACAGAAATTTCAGTATTTTTAGTTGCTTGTGCCATTTGACGATATCCAGTTCCAACGTAAATTTGTCCGCCAACTACAGCAACTGCCATCAAACCCCAAAAAATATAATACCACTTTGCTTTTACTTGATGTTTTTTACTCATTTGAATTCACACTCCACCATAATTTCAGTCAAACAAGCGAGCATATTTATCTCTTGGTCTGCGACAAATGCCGCTTGATACTGATACTTAGCAAGCACCAAAACAGCAGCAGGAATGCTATTGTTTTCAAGGGCATTATAAAGAGAATCGTATATGCGGCGCATAAGTACAGTAGTATCATTATCCAAGTTAGATACCACCCACTTTCGAACTTCTGGGAAGTTCTTCTCTTTAAGATTTTTGAGAAGATCATTTACAGCGATGTCTGAGAAAGATGCAAGAATCCCTGAGTCAATCTCTCCCCCCACTGAATACCTTTGACATTCATTGAGGACTCGTCGCCAGTCTGGAAAGTGTTTGTTGATAAGTTCCGCAAGGACTTTCGGATCATATTTGACACCTTCTGCATCCAAGATATTTTGGAGACGCTTGAAAAAGGATCCTGCCAATGCTGTTTTTTCTTTCCCTTTAATCCCAAAGTCGATGACGGCGCAACGGGAATGTAGGGGTTCAATGATTTTGTTTTTGTAGTTGCAGGTAAAGATGAAACGGCAATTACCAGCAAATTCCTCAATAAACGCCCGTAGGAGGAGTTGTACGTCGTTGCCTGTGTTGTCTGCCTCATCAATGATAACAACTTTGTGTTTAGCATCTGACGAAAGTGAGACGGTCGAAGCGAAGTTCTTCGCATTGTTTCGGACAGTATCGAGGAATCTACCCTCGTCGGATCCATTGATGACATAAACATCTACCCCCAATTCATTACAGAGTGCTTTTGCAACTGTGGTCTTACCAATTCCAGGAGGACCAGCAAGAAGCATATTTGGAATTTCACCTTTATTTAGAAACTCCTGAAAAGTCTTCTTAGTACTTTCAGGAAGAATACAATCTTCAATTGTCTTGGGTCGGTACTTTTCGACCCAAATAAAATCACTGTTCATAATCAATTTCCCTCATTTGGGTTGTTCAATCCAGAGTGTGCCCATTCATCATAATCATCCCACCAAGAATTTTCTTTATATTCTTTTATAATTTCTTGAGCCTCTTCAAGAGTAGATTTTTCCCAACGAGGATCATCAGTTGCTCTATCAATGTGGTTTTTCATAATCAAATCCAATCAGGTTTACGTTGGGGCATACGAAGGTAATTATCCTTCACCCAAGTTTTAGAAGCAATGTACCTTTTGTATGCAGTAAAGGTGTCAATGCTGTCATCAAATTTCCACTCTTCGGGCATTGCCCTAGCAAACGGAGTCACATCAGTAATCTTCCCCTTTGGAAAAAGATAATAAGCATCTACAAGTGTTTTATAACACGAGTGAGTTTTATTATACCGCAGGCAGTATTCATCTGACAAGTTCAATCCCCACTTGATTAACCAGTAGGCATTATGGATACTTTCCAGTGCCCACTTGGTGCAGGGATGATTGCGGAATGCTCCTTTCTCGGTCTTGTAGGGGGTTCCATCTGCCTTAGGGAGAGTGCCATAGTTATGACCCCACTTCTCAGATGCCACAATAGAAAGCATTTGACAGCATTCCAGAGGCATCTTGACGATGTGTTTGTCAGGAAGACAAATAGCACTCTCAGCAGGCCAAGGAGAAGTTACGAAGATGTTCATCCAAAGGTAGAATCAGGTTCCAGAGCAATATAATACTTCAGATTGTACTTGGTGTTGGTGAACTGTGATAAAAGTTTAGAAGACACAACCACGTCATATGCACCAGGAATGATCTTGATATTTTCTACCTTGAAGTTGAAGGTAAACTCATCATCAGTCTCACCAACTACAATCGCATACTCATTAGAGGTATCATTCTTCTTATCACGAACCACCAGTTTGATCACACCATTCTCACCAACAGCAGACAAGTCAGGAAGTTGATAAACTGCTGCTGCCTTAACCAGTTTTTCAAGAGAAGTGCTGTCCAGTTGGAAACAAACATCTGCCGAAGGAAGTTGAATCTCCTTATCGGGAGGTGAAATAATCACATTAGGATCAGCATAAAAATACTTCACTCGACGCTTACCCTCTTTGATACTGAGATAAGACTGCTCAGTAAAATCAAGGTCAGGATCTTGGTGCAAACCAAGACCATTCAGAAACTGGTTCAGATCATAAATGGCGAAGTCACGAGGAAACTCTTCCGTAATGTCTGCTTCTGCAAGAATATTCTTTGCAACAGAAATAGTGCGAAGTTTGTTACCCTCTTTCACAAGAATAGAATTATTGATTCCCGCAAAGTTTTTGAGAATAACAAGGGTATTGTCAGAAAGTTTCATAGTTTTATCTTGGATTTTCATAATCAATAAGGATAGTTGTTAGAATTATTCTTGTGCAGACCAGCAAAGTGATAAAGAAGAACACAATAGTGGATTGCTTTCAGAATGTCCATCTTAGATTTACCATTCTTCTTACCAAAGCGCGAGAGATATTTGATAGCATTTGAACGAGTAAATGCTTCTGCATCACCAATACTCTCAATCAAATCAAGAGTTTGAGTTTTAGATTGTTCAGAAGTGTAATGAGAATGATAAGTACTTGAAAGGTATTCTTCTACTGCTTTCAGAGTTTTATCTTCTTCATATTTCCAGAAACCGTTTTTGTTCGTGTCTTCGGGCATTTTCAAATCAAAAGTAATAGTATCAGGTGAGTGATTTCCAAAATAAGAGAATGGAACAGACTGTGCTGCGTAAATAAAATCTTGGGCACCACTAAAAGAAATAGTATCAGATCCTTCACCACCATAGATTACAGTATCTTTCCAAGAATCTGGAAGTGAATTTTCGTAAGTGCTCTCAAAGTTTTCTGACATTTTGTTTCATAGTAAAGGATAAAAAGGAGGCACATTGACCTCCATATATTCTATCAGTTTGCCTGCTGTTCGTCAACAGGAAGTTGGAAATCAACATCAACCTTGTCGTACAGTTCAAGAAATCCTTGCTTGCTTACATCATCAAAACGATTAATGCACACTTGAATTGCTTTTGCCTTGTCACCAAAGATGCTATAAGCACGAATGATGTGAACCAGGCGGCGAGTGCTGATGATTTCCTCAATACCACCATCGTAGAAGGTCTTGCGGATGATATCTGCCCAGTCCACCAGGCGCTTGCAGAAATCACGGTCTTCTACGCCAAGATCCAGAGCGATGCCTTCCAGGATCTTCTGCTCGGTCGCAGGGGCGGGATAGGACTGTTCAAAGGTCACAGGGAATCGTTCCAGGAATGCCTCATTGAGCACATTGGTGCCGATGAAGCGACCGTCATCAGAACCCTTACCTTTGGTGTTAGCGGTGGCAATCACATTGAAACCAGCAGCAGGTTTCACAAAGCGACCAATCTTTTTAAGGAACACACCCTTACCTTCCAGAATAGATTGAAGGCACAGGATCTTGTTGGAAGCAAGGTCAATCTCATCCAGCAGCAACACGGCACCACGTTCAAGTGCTTCCACCACAGGACCATTGTGCCACACGGTTTCGCCATTCACCAGACGGAAACCACCGATCAGGTCATCTTCATCGGTTTCAATGGTGATGTTTACACGAATAAGTTCGCGTTTGAGTTGAGCACACGCTTGCTCCACAGAGAACGTTTTACCGTTACCCGAAAGACCCGTAATGAACGCAGGATAAAAGATACGGGACTGAATAATTTTTTTAATATCGTTAAAGTTACCAAACTTGACGAAGGTATCATCTTTGTCAGGAATAAGATTTTGTTCAGTGGCAGGAAGAACGGCAGGTGCTTGGAAAGAACGCTCAATCTCATCAACACGTTGTTGAGTCACTTCCAAATTCCAACGACCACGTGAGGTTTTATAGTTTTCAAGGCGACGAGTTACAGTTTGATAGTTCAGAGAACGAGAAGCACAAAATCCTTTCAGATCTCCAGCAGTGATTTCAGATCCGTAAAGTTCTTTGATGCTTTCAATAAGTTGTTGATCGTTCACGGAAGACTTGCGAGGCATGATGTAGTTAGGTTGTTTGTTTCAACAAAGTAATTATACAAGCAAAAGGGGGGTAAAAACCCCCCAATGTGCCAGTTTGAAAATTGGATCAGGCAACCAACTCCACAAATTCCCCAAGAATTTTTTTGTTCATCTTTTTGGACTTCAAACTCTTAACAAAAGCAGATTTGATTTGTGCTTTGGTTGCACATTCGTGTACATCAAATTCACTGTCCTGAGCAAGGGCGCTAGCAGAAAGACCGAAGTAAGAATGATACCCAGACTTCTTAATAGTGAATGCTTTCTCTTTTTTCCAAGAACTCATTGTCTTTTCATAATCAGGTCCAAAGAATCCACAGTAACGACGAATGAAAGAACCAGCATCACGTGATTCAAGAACACGAATACCAATGAAGTTAATATCAGCAAACCTATCCCGAAGATTGCGAAGCAGAATGTCAGTAAACTCGTGATAATCACAATCACAAGAATAAGTCATACCAGTCTTACGATCACGAATGAATGCATTAGGACCGATATGTGACGTGCCCATAAAAGGTTCTTCCTCCCAGCGACGCTGAACTTCACGGTGATATTTGAGCATAGATCCTTCACCATCACTCAATACAACACACTGAACTTTTTGAAGTTTGTTTTCACTCTGAAACTTTGGAAGAATCTGATGAAGAGAAATCATTGCCTCATTCAAAGGAGTGCCAGAAAGACTCATTCCAAGAGGAGCAGAATAACGTACATATGAATTATATCGGAAGGATGCTGCAAGGCGAAAGATATTTTTCATTTGAATATCCAACGTCTTACCATTCACTTTACTAGTAATCAGATTCATCATAGAGAACCATTCACCAACTTGAACAAGACCATCACGCTTTTTGTAGGAGAGTTCACGAAGGTTTGCTTTGCCTTCTGCATCATAACTTACAAGAGGATAATCGGTAGTGAAAGCATAAACTTCAAAAGGAATAGAAACTTTTTTGCAGAACCAAACAAGATTGAAAAGTTGCTTAACAGTATCCACCATTACATTACCCATTGAACCAGACCAGTCCAGCACAAACACCAGACCGTGATTCTTACCATCAGCAAGTGTAGTTACTTTGCTGAAGATATCTTCATTGTACTTATAAGTATGCAGTTTAGAGCAATCCAAAACACCAGTGCGAGAAGTTGAGGCACGTGCATAAGAATCTGCTGCCTTCCGACACTCAAACTCTTTCACTAGATAGTTGACTTCTTTTTGAGCAGAACGCTTGAACTCAGCAAACTTCTTATCAACCTCACCAAAAATATCATTTTCAGAGTATTCATTTTTTTCAAGGTAGTTGCCCCACTCCAAAAGACA